GTGACTGTGCTGCGGGATTACCAGCGCGCGGCGATCGACGACACGTTCGCGCGCTGGAGTGCCGGCGCGACACGCGTCCCGATCGTGATGGCTACCGGCCTCGGGAAGACCCGGACGTTCTGCGGATTGATCAGTGAGTGGCTGGATGCCAATCCGGGTAAGCGCGCGCTGATCATCGCCCACACGAACGAGCTGATCGAACAGGGCGCGGCGGCGGCCAGGGCGGTGATGCCGGGGCGGCGCGTTGGGATCGTTCAGGGTCCGCGCAACAACACCACGGCGGACGTCGTCATGTCGTCGCGCCAGACCCTCGCGAGCGCGAAGCGCCGCAACCAGCTGCGCAACGTCGGCTTGATCGTGATCGACGAATGCCATCACGCGCACGACGCGAACACATACGGCGCGATCCTGCGTCACTTCGGCGCGCTGGACTGCGACGTCACCCCGCGCGATCCGGCCGTGAAGGTGCTCGGCGTGACGGCGACACTGGCACGCAGCGACAAGAAGAAACTCTCCACGGTGTGGGAGGACTGTACGTTCACCCGTGACATCCTGTTCGGCATCCGCCACGGATACCTGCTGGACGTGACAGGCGCGCGTGTCGTCGTTGACGAGCTCGACATGCGCAACGTCGCCGTACGGGGCGGGGACTTCTCCGAATCCGCGCTCGGCGAGGAGTTGGAACGCAGCTTCGCCGTCGAGCGGATCGCTGAGAAGTATGTCGAGGTGGCGAAAGACCGTAAGGGGATCGCGTTCTGGCCGCTGGTGGCCACAGCTCAGCATGCCGCCGATGTCTTCAACGAGGCCGGCATCCCGTCCGCCGTCGTGCATGGGGCGATGGACAAGGCTGAGCGCCGTCGCGTCATCGCCGATCTGCGTTCCGGGGCGATCCAGGTCGTGCACAACGCCATGGTGCTGACGGAGGGTTTCGACGATCCCACCGTGGAATGCGTCGTGATCGGCAGGCCGACGAAGAGTGCTCCCCTGTATCAGCAGATGGTGGGCCGTGCGCTGCGCCCCGATCTCACGCTGCCTGTGAGTGAGCGCCGCCCGGCGCTGATCATCGACGTGACCGGCGCGAGTGAGGGCAACGATCTACGCTCGCTGATCGATCTCTCCCCGGAGCGCAGGCTTGACGACGCGTACGAGGCCGATCCGGACGCGTCGCTGGGTGAACTGTCGGACATCGCCGAAGAGATCGAGGCCGAGCTTGCCGAGCAACGCGCGGGAGCGACGTGGGACTTCGAGTCCGACGACTACGACGGGGCGGTCACGACGCAGGCGTTCGATCCGCTTGCGCGCGACAAGGCATGGTCACTGACCGACGGGGGGCATTGGTTCGTGCGATCGTCGCGCATCGCCAAGGGTGACTCGTTCGTGTTCCTGCTCCCTTCACTGTCCGGCCCGGAGGGTACGTGGGACGTGGCAGGGTGTTCGCGCAACATCGGCTATGACCCGATGCGCGACGCCGCCCCGGAATGGGCGACGGGCACGGCATGGGTAGGGCTGACGCTGGAACAGGCGATGCTGCATAGCGAGGGGATCGCCGGCGACGCGTACAACACGCGCCGGAATTCGTGGACGAATCGCCCCCCGGGCAAGCATCTGAAGATCGCGGCGTGGCGCGCGGGCGTCGAGGTCGGCTCGCGCACGCACGGGGAGCTTCAGGAGGCGGTGGATCAGGCCGTCGCGTCGGCGCGTATAGATCCCCTGGTTGCGCGCGTTCGATCCGGCATGCAACAATCAGACGGGCAAGAATCCAGTGACAGGGAGAGTGCAGCATCATGACCGTCGAGACCGTCATCACCGATCCGGTGCCCGTGAAGCAGGCCCCACGCAAGGGCGCCGGCCGTCGCCCGGACCCGAACCCGTTCATTGCCGACGTGCGCGTCATCGCGGGCGTGCTGAACGAGCGCACCCAGCAGGCCATGACCGTGCGCGAGACGTTCACCCTGGACGCCGAGCGCGGGGAGACGCTGAAGCAGCGTTCCGCGCGCGTCCGCCGTCAGCTCACCGCCGCCGGGAAGATCGTCGCTGCCGAGCGCGGCGAGGCGTCCCCGTACCTGATCGGCATGCACATCGCCGAGAGCTACGACGCCACCCCGGAGTGCGGCACGCTCTACGTGCTCAGGTTCTGGGACCGCGAGGTGCGCGCGTGAAGCTGTCTGAATCGATGGAGCGCTTGTTGCTGGCCAGCGCTGCGTTCGGAACCGTCACCCCTGGACCGACGCGCGCCGCGTTGATGCGCCGCGGGTTGGTCCACAACATGGAGGCGCCTCCGGGCTACGCGGCCAGGCTCACGGCACTGGGCCGTCAGGTGCGCGCGGACCTGATCGCGCGGAGTGAGTCATGAGCGAGATCGAGGACCGGCGCCAGCGCGCGCGCGAGGCTGCATACGACGCAGTCTCGCGCGCGCCGGAATACTACGGGACGCGCGCGGGGGTCGATGCCGCCATCGAGACGGCGACTCAGGTGAAGATCACCGATGAGGCGATCGAAGCGTTCGACGTCGAGCGCAACGGCTCGACGGACGCGGGGGACATCCCCGCCGGACTCGCCGCCGCCCTGGCCGCGCTCGGTTTCGAGGTGATCGAGTGACCTCCATGCTGTTCGCGTCGCCGTCCGAATTGGGCGGCGACGCGCCGGAGGGCAAGCAATTCGGCCAGAGGTATCGCGGGCGGTACCACATGCCGCTACTCCCCGGCGAATCCGGCACGAAAGCCGGGGGGAACTACGTCCCGCACGGGCTAATGTCGGCGACGAACCTCGCAGGCTCGATCGTCGACTCGCGCGCGCTCAGCGTATGGGAGCGCGAGCGCGGGCAGCTCGGGATGGCGCTGCGCCCGGAGCTGTTCGAACGGCTGGTGTTCGCGGTGAATTCAGCGCGCATCGAGGGGGTCGGGCTGGAGAAACTGTCGGCCAGTGAGGGCGGCAAGGCTCTGGCATCAGTGCTGGCCGAGATCCACGACGATGCGAAGACGGCGGCCGGGGGCAACTCGGGCGGGATCATGGGCACGAACAGGCATGACGCATGGGAGGCGCGCGCGAAGACCGGCCTGCTTCTCGGCACCCCGCAGATCAACCGGGAGATCGAGGCCCTCGAGGCGTTGCTCGAAGCCCACGGGCTGGAGCGCGTGCCGGGGCTGCAAGAGCGCGTCGTGCGCAACGTTGAGCTTGGTGCGGCAGGGCGGCTCGACGATGTGCTCCTGTCGCGTAGGACGGGGCGCTTGTATCTGGCCGACCTGAAGACGAAGCGCACGCCGTTCTACTCCTGGTTGGAGGCATGGATCCAGCAGGCCGTGTACGCCGGCGCCGAATGGATGCTCGCTGAAGACCGCGCGCGGGACGATGGATCGTACACGTACGTTCCCGGCCCGAAGCATCACGTTGATCAGGAGTCGGCGATCCTGTTGCGCATGCCGAGCGACGGGGCGGCTCCGTTCCTGCAACGCGTCGATCTGACCATGGGCCGACGCTGGGCGTTGCTCGCGCACGACGTCGCCGCCGCCCGTAGCGAGGCGTCGAGCGTCGCCACGAACGCGCTTGCTGAATGGCGCGAGGATGCTTGACAGCGAATCCGGAAGCGACTAATCTAAGACACAGATTCGCCGGTCGGGGATCCACGGGAAGGGTACTCCGGCCGGCGAATTCAAGCCCCGAAAGCTGCCTAGCGCACTTTCACCCGGCAAACGCTAACGGCCCCCAGGGGCACGCGGACGTGGTTCGAATCCACACGGGGCACGAGCGAGGTCGAGTGGGATACCCGACGCAGGTCCCCCAGTCTGACCACCTCAGAAGGATCAGCTTCTTCGCTCGGCTAGGACGGAAGCATCTGCCGTGACAGTCCGGAGAGACGGACACCTGATCCGGTAGCTCATTGGGAGAGCGCGGCCTAGAAAGCGCCGTGGTATGTCGGTTCGAATCCGGCCCGGTTCACGAGGGAGTGGGGTTTCCGGGTTTTACCTCCCACCAAAAATGTATGAACCCGGGTTTGCACCAACTGAATCATCAGGCGCACAGCGCATAGATCGCATCAACGCAGAGAGCAGGCACAGCATGACTCAGCCCGTCAATGACCCGTGGGCCGCGGCCTCCGTCACCCCCGCCCCCGTCGCCCCGGCCCCCGTTCAGCCGACCTACACGCCGCCGGCCGGAGCTTCCCTGCTGGCCGACGCGTACGAAGCCCCCGAGGGAGAGTCGATCCTGTTCGGCGGAACGGCCGGTGCGCCGTCCCTGTTCAACAAGACCCACTTCGTCGGCACCGAGCGGACCGGCATCATCACCGGGCTGACCGACAAGCAGGACATGGACTTCAACACCCGGTCCCCGAAGTTCTGGTCGGCCAGCAAGATCGGCGGCGAGAAAGGCAACTCGCCCGTCACCACCGACCCCATCGACAAGATCACCGGTGAGCGGAACAAGCCGGTGATGTCGGCACACCTCGCGCTCGACACCGATTACCGGCTCACCGTTCAGGAGGCGGCGGCGGTCAACCCGGCCCGCGACGCGAACGAGGCGGTAGCCAGCGACGACGGTTCGCGCGTCCTGGTGATCAAGGGTGGTGCCGACCTCAAAGCATTCAAGAAGGCGATGGGCGAGGCCGCGCGCAACGGCATCCGCATCACCGGCCCCGCCGATCTGACCGGCCTGCGGATCACCGCGAAGCGTGCCGGTCAGGTTCCCAACCAGACCGGTAACCCGTCGTGGGTGATGGAGTACCGGATCGAGAAGGCGTAACTTCGCAGGATGAAAGGCGCGCGAGCCGACCGGCCCGCGCGCCTTTCGCGTATCGAGGGAGGGGCGAAAGATGAGGCTAGTCGTAGGACTGACCCTGTTCTGCTACGCGGTCGGGGCGGTGTTCGGAGCGCTCGCTGCGGTACACGGGCTGCATGTTCGAGGTGAGGGCACGGTGTACGGGTGGTGGGCGTTCTGGCCGGTCGCGCTGGTGTCGGCATACATCCCCGTCGTGTTCGCGTGCCTGGTGTTCGCGTGCGCGTACATGTTCGAGGGGCCGGCCGCGCACCGCAGGGGGCGCAGATGAGCGCGTGGCGTGCGTGGCGCATGGCACCGGGCGCCGATGTCGACGGCGGGCCGCAGGTCTACACGTCCGTGCTCGACGGGGCGGTGGTGGTGCGAGACTCGAAGCACGCGCCGATCGGCGCGTGCCTCACGTTCACGCGTGAGCAGTGGGCGGCGTTCCTGGCCGCGGTCAAGAGGGGTGAATTCGATGACGAGTGAGTCGACGGGCAGCGAGCTGCGATCGGGTGACCTGCTGTTCTGCGGGATCGGCGGGTTCGTGCCGGGATTCGTGCCGGTGGGGGTCGGGCAGGCTGCCCTGTTCGTGACGCGCCGCTGGTGGCGCATGGTGTGGAGCGTGCGTCAGTGGTTCCACCTGCGGCATGTCGCCGTGGTGGACACGGATCAGGCGGGGTTCTCGCTGATCCAGGCCATGCCGCGCGGGGCGGAGCGCGTCGCGCTGGATCCGGCGCGGCACCTCACTGCGGGGTGTGTGTACGTGCGCCCGGACTACGCGCGCGAGGGGCAGCATGTAGAGGTGGCCGACGCGGCGATCGATTACGTCGGGGTACCGTACGGGTTCCTCACGTACCTGAAGCTCGCTGCCGGCGCGTTCCGGTTCCGGCTGACGGAGGCATGGTTGCGCCGGCTGATCTCGACGCGCCGGGACATGATCTGCTCTCAGTTGGCCGATCAGGCACTCAGCGACGCCGGGCACAACGTGTTCACCGACGATCGACTCCCGCAGGACGTGGTCCCGGCCGAGCTGTTCGATGCCGTGATGAGTCAGCCGGGATGGTTCATGATCCCTGGCCACCCTGTCGTCGGCCAGTGGACGCGCACCGATCGCGCCACGTCCGTCTTCGCCCGCAAGTAATTGTTGCGCGCCGGATTGGTGCGTGCTAGATTAGGTGTAACAGAAAGCGAGGGGCGAACATGGGTTTGCAGACGAAGCGGTTCACCACCATTGCGGGGATCGCGCTCGCGGCGGTGCTCGGGAGCATCGCGTACGGCGCGGTTCTCTTCGCGATCCTCTGGATGGTGACCTCGTGAGCGGACGACACTCGCGCGAGATCGCGGGCAGCGACGTCCCGCCGCGCGGCCAGGGAGTCAAGCGCGAGGTCCTGAAGCCGGAGGATCTCTCGGCCAAGCCGCCGACGGCGAGGGGTAAGGCCACCCCACCGGAACCGAAGCGGCCGAGCGGATACCGCGGGAAGCACGAGGGCCGAGGATGAGCATCGAACCGGAGAGCGCGGCGTGGTTCCGGCAGGATAGCGTGTGGCGCGCCCAGATGGCGAAGCGCGCCGCCGAGTACGAGCGCATGCAGGAGAAGCAGCGAGCATCGCGCGCAGCTGAGCGCTCCGAGGCGACGCCCATTCCGCTCACGCTCGAAGCGCTGGTGGACGTGATCGCGGAGCGGATGGCGCCTGATCTCAGTCTCGGCCCGGATCGCCGGCGCGAGTACGCCGAGCACCTGGTACAGAGCTACTGCGAGTGCGAGTTCGATCCAGGGTGGCGCGACGACCCTGGAGGATGGGTGCTCTGCGCTCACGCGATCGACGAGAGGTTCTGACGTGATCAAGAGGATTTCGATCGGTGTGGTGGCACTGCTCCTGCTGGCCGGATGCGCCGATCCGACCGAAACGGTTCAGCCGAAGGGCGACACGGTAGAGCTGCAAGGCGGGCAGCAAATCTTCGTCCAGAAAATCGAGGTCAACGGGTGACTCGTCTCGTGCGTCGTGTTCATCGGCACGAGCAAGGGTGGCGTCTCCTGCGACTTCACGCGAGAGGCGAAGCCCTGAACGACGGGGATTCTGGCGCTTGCTAATCTGGCGTCGATGAATTAGGGTATGGGTGTGAGCGCGACACGGGCTCACACCCATACTTCGTTTGAGGGGCGAACCGATGATCGAGAACGCGAAGCGCGCCGGCCGGGCGTCCGGCGCCGCGCTGCTGATGACGCTGCTGTTGGTGAACACTGCTGCCATCTGGGGGCAGGCTGGTTGGGCGCTGTCGCGCATCTCCGAGAAGATCATCCCGCAGGAGTGGGCGTACGCCGTCGGATTCGGGATCGCGCTCGCGATCGGGTTCGCCATGGCGATCGAGGGTGTCGGAGTGTTCCTGGCGCTCAGCGCCGACGAGGCGGACGAGGCTGGCCTTCCCGCCGGCGGGGTGCGGCTCGCGTCGTACGCGTGGGGTTTCTTCGTGTCGGGTGGGCTGAACCTGTCGCACTGGAGTTTCGGCGCCGCGGGCATCGCGTTCGCCGCCCTGTCGGCGATCTCGCCGCTGCTATGGGGGGTGCGCGCCCGGATCCGGCGCGGACGTTCGATCGCTCCGTCTCGCCGGTTCTGGCACCCGATCCGCTCGATCGCGCTGATCCGGGCGATGGCATGGGAGGGTATCGCGACGGAGGAAGAGGGCATCGCCCACCTGAACAGCCGGACCCCCGCCCCCGCCGAGCCGATCGTTGTCGAAGCGGAGATCGAGCCGGAGGCTGTCGAGCTCGCCCCGGAGATCGAGCCTCCCGCGCCTCGCGTCGAGCGCGCTCCCCGCAAGTCCGGCCAGCAGGGCGCCGGGAATGTGGCCGCCAGCGAGTTGCTGGCCGGAGCGACGACGGCGGAGGCCAGCGAGCGCTCCGGGCTGAGCATTCAGAATGTGCGCAAGTACGCGAAAGCCATCCAGATGTTGCGTGTTGACCCGAACGCTCCGATCGCGCTCAGCCCCGGCGTGGCTGCCATGCTGCGCGACGAGATCCGCCGGTCCGCCGTCTGATGCGCCCGAGGCCCTGCGGGGCGTGCCGTGCACTCGTCGTCGCGTGTGAGCACTGGGATCCCCAGCGTCGCGCGGCGGCGAGTCGCCCGTTGCCCCCACCCTCGCGCCTCCCGATCTCCCTCGCCATGCTGTGGCAATCGGCCACCCCCCGCGCCGTGCTGGCCGAAGCGTGCGCCTCCCCCGCCGGCGTGGTGGACGTGCGCCGGAGCCGAGTCCGGCGCGAGGCGGCGGCCAGGATGGCGCGCCGGGGGATCCTGCTCCAGCACGCCCCGCGCTCCACGTTCTACCGCGTCACCGATGAGGGGCGCCTGGTGCACGCGAAGTTGCTCGACATGGATGCCGGCCGTTTCTGAATGTTGCGCGCTGGATTCTCGCGTGCTAGATTTATGGCATGACGACAGCATGGATCGAGATCCCTCCCCCGCCGGACGTGAACGAGGTGGAGGACGAGAGCGGTCGGCGCTATGCGCGCCTGAGTGATACCGGGGAGCACTGGATCAGCACCACACTCGGCCCCGGTCGTGGTACGTATGCCTGGCATGACCTGCTTCACCAGCGCGGCCCGGTCCGGCTGGTGACCGAATGAGGCACGGATCGCTCTGCACGGGATATGACGGTATCGGGATGGGGCTCCGGCTCGCTGGCCTGCCGATCGAGGACGCGTGGTGCGCTGAGGTGGAGCCGGCCGTCGCAGCCTTGCTGACGACGCCGAATCTCGGAGACGTCAAAGCTGTCGACTGGACTCGTGTCGCCCCGGTGGAGGTGCTGAGCAGCGGGGATCCGTGTCAGTCCATCAGCGTCGCCGGGCGACAGTTGGGCAAGGAAGACCCCCGGTTCCTCTGGCCATGGGTGCGTGACGCGATCGAGGCGCTCCGCCCGCGTGTCGTCTTTCTGGAGAACGTTCAGGGGATGGTGTCGCACGATCAGGGGCGCACGATGGCCGAGCGTTTCACCGACCTGCAAGCGCTCGGCTACCGGGTCCGGTGGACGGTGATCGGCGCGTGCGCGATCGGAGCTCCGCATCACCGGCACCGGTGGTACGCGTACGCCGAGCGCTCCACGGCCAGCACCCCCGCCGTCGAGAGGGTCGGTACGAAGGCGCATTGTGGCGCCCCGCGCTCCGGCGGTCGCCACTTACTCCCGTCTCCGAGTGCGGCTGACGGGTCGGGCGGTCCCGGGCGCAGCGACAAGCGCAAGGGTGGCGACAATCTCCGCACCGCCGTGACCCTACTGCCCACCCCGTGCGCGCGGGACAGGGAAGGGCGTAACGAGGGGTCGCCGGAGTTCTGGGCGCGCAAGATCGAGCGCATGCCGGAGCGCGCACACATGGGCGCGGCTGTCAACCTGCTCCCCACTCCTCGCGCCACCGACGGGACGAACGGAGGGCCGAATCAGCGCAACTCACGAGGTGGATACGACGCACTTCCCGGCGCGGCCGTCAACCTACTGCCCACCCCGACAGTGACCAATCGGTACGGCAACGGCTACAACAATCGCGGGGAACTGCTGCTCCCCGGCGTAGCGTCCAACCCTGAAGCGTGGGGGAAGTTCGCCGATGCGGTGGCACTGTGGGAGGAGATCACGGGAGTGGTCGCGCCGGCGCCCACGGTTCCCGGACCGAACGGCGGGGTGCGGCTGAACCCGGAGCTGCCCGAATGGATGATGGGTCTGCCGATCGGCCACCTCTCGGCGCGCATGTCCCGCAACGACGCGCTCAAAGCCGCAGGGAACGGCGTCGTCCCGCTTCAGGCGGCGGCGGCATGGCGCATGCTGGCCGACTGACCAGGTTCTAAATACAGCTCAGCCCCGGCGCCAGGGAGACCACGCCGGGGCTGAGTGCTGTGCTGGGAGGGTTACTTCGTCACTCCCAGGTAGGACAGTAGCGCGATGAACGCTGTCGCCACGGTGCAGATCAGGACGATCACGGATTTCGGCATCTTGTCGCGTTCCAGCATCCTGATTCGCGCCTCGAAGTCCGCGCGCACCTGAGCGATCTCCGCCTTCAGGTGCGCGACCTCCGCTGGGACCGCCGACAGCGCGCGGATCTCGCGCTTGTGTTCGGTCACGTCCTCTTTGATATAGGCCATATCGGACAAGACGGTGCCAACCTTTGCCGAGAGGTCACCCAGGATGCGGTGAATCTCGGCCAGCATGGCACCTGTGCCCTCGGGCTGGTAGGGGGTTGTCACGATTTGCCTACTTGTCGAGCGCGGCTCGCAGCTCACGCACCGCGGCGGCGATCTCGGCCAGCACGGCATCCTGAGCGTCCTGCCGGCGGGCCACCTCCTCGGCGCGCGCGTTCTCGCGGGACTCCATCATGCGGATCCAGCCACCGACGCGGCCCTCCCCCCTCGGGGTGGTGGTGGACAGCGGGTTCTCTTCGCTCCAGCCTTTCAGGGCTTCGGTGACGGCCGCGATCAGCTGAGCCTCGGTCATGTCGTCCTCCGGGGTGTCGATGGCGCCGATGGCCTGGAACCAGCGGCGGAACAGGGCGGTCTTGTCGCGGTTCTCGCTGTCGCGATGCCACGAGATGTGCGTGTGCGTGAGGTGCGAGTCGTCGCCGGAGCTGCGGATCCCGAGCCGGTCCCAGCGTTTGACGATCTCCCCGTCCGGCGAATAGATGATCTCGCGAATGTCGCCGGTGTCTGGCGCGCCCGTGCGGCACTGGCCGACGAGCCACGACGAGAACGTCCGCAGGTTATGGTTCCGGCCCTTGACGGTGATCTTGAACCAGCCGACGTCGAGCGCGCTCGCCGCGTCGCTCAGTCCGTTACGGTCGCGCGGCGACTCCACGATCGAGTAGGACGTCGATCGGAGCGCGTCTTTGCCGAGGTGATAGGACGTGCCACTGTTGGCGTGCGCATCGTCGCCGACGATCCCCAACTCCACGGCGGACAGTTGCGGGATGTGCGTCTGGATCAGCCGGCGCACGTCGAGAATGCTTTTGGGTGCGAATGACATCAGGCCTCCCCTCCTGTGTCGACACTATCACCGTCGCGGATATTCATCACGCTCAGTGACGGTCACGGGTTCGCTCAGAAAAGCGGGATGACGACGACGTCCCGCTGAAACACGGTCCCGTTGCCCGCGCTCAGCACCTTTTTCTGGACGACGACGTTGTACGTCGATCCGGCCGTCAGGCCGGTCACGCGCCGGAACATCGAGGCTTGGATGCGCGTCTCTGCGTTCGTCGTCCCTGCCGTGGAACTCTGCGACGTCTCGATCGAGCTGTCGTCACTGGCCGCAGACACCACGGTTCCGCTTCCGAGAGTACTTCCGGTGGCCACGGACACGGAGACGGCGGCGCGAGTGCTGTTCGAGTTGCACTGGAAACGCGCACTCCACAGCACCAGGACGTTGCCAGACTCCGGCGCGACGAACGTCGTCCCGCACACCGTGGAACCCGAATCGAAAGACGTGTTCGTGAACGCCGTCTCGTCGGCCGTCTCGCTGTCGGCGACGTCGTCCGGGGCGACGAGGTTCGTGTTCAGCAGGTCCGCCGTCAGCCTCTGGCCGGTGGCGAATTCGATAGCCATGATGCACTCCCCCTGGTCAGCTTGCGATGTAGAACGGATGGGCGAGCCGGACCGCGGCGCCGGCGTCGTGCGCCTTGACCACCCCGTTCACCGACCGGACCACCGTACCCGTCTGCGGCGATGACGTGCCGGTCACCGCGGTCAGCGACATCTCCTCCCCGCCGACCACGATCGGAATCGGGAAGTCGGCGGGGAGCGCGGCACTGGTGACCCACACGGCGGATCCGGCCGGTGTGACCAGCGAGATCGAAGTGGCCGTGGTGGTGATCCCGGACCCGATCGTGTGGCCGGTGGCGTCCAGCCGCGGCGTGGGGATGTCGTTGTCGAGGATCACCACGGACCCGTACGGGCCACCCGGTGAACAGTTGTATTCGATCTCCCACAGGAAGTGGCTGAGTTGCTCACTGTAGCCCTGGACGATCTGCGGGACGTCGTCCGGCGGCATCCATGCCGGCAGGCCGGTCAACGTCGCCGTGTCGCCGAGATTCAGCCCGGCGACGGCGCCGAACAGATCGTCATCGGCCAGCAGGCGCGCGCGATGCAGCGCCACCACCAGGTCAGGATACCGGTCCTGATCCCACGACGATGTCAGCGCGAGCCACCCCGCCACCGAGGGAAGTCGATCGTCCGATGCCAGGTTGAGCGTGGTCTCCGTCGCGTACCGGCCGACACCTGCGGGCGGATCCGAGATCGACGTCAAGCCCTCGGTCACGATCGCGCGGAACGACGATCCTCCAGTGCGAACGACGGTCACGTCGTTGGTGAACCCGATGTCGTCATCTGTCGGGGATGGGGGGTCGGCCAGGTCGGACAGCGTGTGCGAGAGCGTCGCGTCGGTGCGCACCTCGAGGTCTGCGCGGGTGCGGTATTCGAGCGTCATCGCATCGCGAGCCTCCCCGCCGATCCCCCCGTCAGTCTCCCAGCACTCGGCGATCAGGTCGGGCAGCGTCTTCGTCGTCTGATAGCCCATGGGTTCCGAGTCCGAGTAGCGCCCGGTGATCTCCATCGGCACGCCCTCTTCAGCGGCCAGCCTCGCGAGTCTGGCCGCCGCCGTCTCGTTCCGGTAGGCGTTCGCCACGTCCCGGTAGGGCATGGCCGCCACGTCCACAAGGCCGGTAGCGGCGTACACCTGAGAGATGCGCATGTCGTTGAACGCGGCGTCGTTGCCGGACAGGAACCATATCTGCCGCGGCTCGACGAACCCGGCGCCACCCGTGATCGTGTTCGGCCCGACCGTTCCGCCGAACGTGCCGATCGTGTCCCATCGCTGGGTGTACTTCAGGTCGGCGCCGACCTCTTCGAGGTTCAGGCTGTAGCCGACCCACGCGCCGTTCGGGTTGACGTTGGTGATGCTGGTGGAGACCGTCGAGACGAGAGCGTCGGTGATGTCATACCAGTTGATCACCCATGTCGTCGGGCCGAGTCCGATCTCCACGCGCCAGAACGTGAAATAGATGATCGCGAATATTTTCTGGGTGGCAGGCAACGCTGTCGTCTTGATGTAGAAGATGTAGCTGTACTCCTGCGCAAGATCAAACAATTTCATGTTCGCGATCGCGCGCGAGCTCGAGTTGCTGAACGCGAGCGACGACGTGGCGCCGGGCGGCGCATCTCCGTCGCCGAGCCGAGCCTCCCGCAGGCTCATCGCGTAGACGATCGCGCGAGGGTCGGTCCCGCCGGCTAGGTTCGCGCCGCGCACCGCGTCGCTGTCGTCCTCCAGCGGCCACCATGCGAACGTCGTCGTGAGCGCCTTGAAGTTGCGCGTCATCGGCGAGTCGAGAGGCTTCACGCCCTGACTCAGGCGTTGCAGCATCCCCGCGGCCCCGGCCGGGATCGTGACGTCGTTGCCCGAAGAGTCCCAGCGTTTCGGCAGCGACGACAGCTCGCCCCAGAACCGGACGCGATCCGAGGTCACCCGCGCCCCGTCACCCGAGATCGTCCACGTGTTCGGCGACGCTAGGCCGTCACTCCATGACGTCGCACCGAGAGCCTGCGCGCCGGGGTTGAAGTCGGCGACGAGCGTCCCGTTGATCCCGTTGCGCACCTGGAACCGGAACACCTTCCCGCCGTAGGGGATGGTGTTGGCGAACGGGTTCGAGCGCGCGACGTTCAGCTCGGCCGTGCCGGAGAAGATCGACGTCGTTCCGGCCTGGACGACCGGCGAGCCGAGCGTCGTCCACGGGCCGGTGATCGACTCGCCGGTGTAGAACGTGATCGTCCGGTTCCCTCCGCCCGAGTCCACGTCCAGCGTGACGCGCACGCTGATCCGGCCAGAAGCCGGAGGGGTGATCGGATCGGACGAGACGGCGATGGCGGAGGCGAACGTCCCGAGGGTGGACCAATTCAGGATCAGCTTTCCTTGGCCGGTGAATCGCAGGATCCAGGAGCGCTGATCTCCGATGGTCAGCCACTTCCCGGCGAGGGTCGAGTCAGTGGTGGCGCGCCACGCGTGCGGCCAGATGTCCGCCCTGATGTCGATGTCGCCGGTGATGTCGAGCGACGACTTGTCGCTAGTCACCGCCCCGGCGATGGCGTTCGTGTCGTTCCACAGGGTCTTCAGGTGGTTGTCACCCCGGCCAGCAGACACGCGGATCTGCGTGTTCTTCCCGATCTTCCCGTAGTTGACCGAGGAGGGGAGGCGCGTCGAGAAGAACCCGTCGGCGTTGTCGAAGGTGAGCGAGGCGCGCTGACTGGCCGCGCGGCCCTGTGCGTTGCCGCGCCCGCGCTGGATGTCGATCCTCTGCCCGTTGCGCACCCGTGAGGAGACGTCCGTCCAGATGCCGTCGATCAGCACCTCGATGATCGGGTGTTCGTCATCGCCGTACAGTGTCGCCATGCGCTCCCCCTGGATCAGCCGACTCGGGACACACCGAGCACCGTCTGTACGTTACCGCCCTGTTGGCTGATCTCTAGCCGGAGCATGGCCAGCAGTTCGCGGATCAGGCGGTTACTGCCGGACGGGTCGATCTTGAAAGTCATCGGCGGGGGGGTCGGATGGATGTTGCCGAACCCGTTCGAGGCGATCCGTCGCGAGTCCGGGTTGGAGTGGACCTGCGTCCCGGCCGGCAACTTCACCAACTCCGGCCCGGCCTCACCCACCATCGTCAGCCCGGACGACATGGAGCCGTTCGCCGCGCCCGTGATGCCGCCGTGCGCGTATCCGCCGATACCCGAGTCGGTTCCCGCGGCGTTGCCGACAACGCGACGCCGGGTGATGAACGTCTGCGTGAACGTCCCCTCCCACGCAGTCGCCGCGCCTTTCGCCGCCTGGAGTGCGCGCTCCAGGTCCCTGATCTGCGACTCGCTCAAGCCGGCCTCGCGCCACACTGCCCGCAGTGCGGGGGTGACCTCGCCGAGTCCATCCTTGGCCGCCGCAGCTGCCGCACCGGACATGCCCGTCGCCGCCTTGCCGAGACGCACCAGCGCCTCGCGCGCCTCGGCCGATTTCGGCCCGTGCTTGTCGAGTGCCTTGTTGTACTCGTTCTGCGCCTTGCTGACGTCCTGCTGGGCGCTGATCAGGTTGAACAGGGGGTCGGTCTGCTTCTTCATCTCATCGGCGAGCACCCCCATCCACTCGACCTGTGCCTGCACCGCCGCGGTGGTGCCGTCCACCTTGTCGGCGAGATCGGCCTGCGCGCTCCCGGTGTCGTCACTGGCCGAGGCGCCGATGCCGAGTTTCTCGGCCATCTGATCCAGCCACCCGACGGCTCCGCCGATCACCTCGCCCATCGGCCGCAGACCCTCGATCACCGCGGCCGACGCCTCGAGGAAGATCGAGAGCATGTCGACGGCGACGACGAGCGCCGCGCTCAGGAAATCGATCGCTGCCGCCCACGAGTGCGTGTCGTCGGACGTCCGGGTGATCAGGTCTCCGAGCGCCTCCCCGACCTCAGCGAACAGGTCGGCGAACGACTGCACGACAGGCCCGGCGTTGCCGAGCGCGTCGTCGATCCCCTCGACGATCGACTCGATGCCGTCCACGATCCCGTTGAGCAGGGGATCGATCAGCCCTCCGCTCTGGGAGAAGATGGAGCGGATCTCCGGGAGGAGACCTTTCCAGCGCGCGGCCACGGTGTTGATCGCCCCGACAGCCGAGGGAACGAACGCCGTCGACGCATCTTTCAGATCGTCTTTCAGTATGGTCCCGAGCGCCTTGCCCGCGCCCTTGACCTGCGGGTGCTGTACTGCGGCAGCGAATCCGCCGGCGATACCGACACCCGCAGCGCCGCCCACGACGGCCGCGCCGAGCACCCCGCCGATCAGCGGAGCTGCGGTGGCGGCGACGAGCGCGAGCGCGCCCAGCACCTTCGGGTTGTCGGCCGTGTTCGCCAGCATCTCGCCGAACGACTCGACGAACCCCTTAGCTGCCTTCGCCCCGGCGCGGGCGCCACCCCTCGCCGCGCCGGGGATCAACCCCTCCCCGTCGTCACCACCCTTGGCGCCGGACTTCAGGCCGTCGCTGATCCCCTTGCCCAGTTTTCCGCCGGCGTCCCGCCCGGCGTTCTCCATCTCGTCGGCGACGTCCTGTCCGAGTGTCGTCGCCCCGGACAGGACGTCCGGGGCCGCCTCGTCGAATCCGTCGAGCACGCCCTGACCTAGCCCGCTTCCGGCCTCATGCCCGGCGTCGCCGAGAATGCCGGACACGCCGGATCCGAGGTCGGACGCGCTCCCCAGGATCGAGCCGTGACCGGACTCGAATCCCTGGCCGATCCCGTCAGCGAGACCCTTGCCCGCTTTGGTGCCGGATTGCTTGAGATCGCGTTCGATCTCCTCGCCGGCCTTCTTCGCCGACTGTCGAGCCTTGGCGAATCCCGCGGCGGTATCGTCCTCCGCGCGCACATGGATGACGACCTCATTCTCCATCGCCGCGATACCGCCTCTCGATCAGGATCATTTGCAGGAGGGACGCATCCTCGGCCAGTACTTGCGAGGGGAGCGCTTTGAAGCGGTCGCAGAGGTAGAGCAGATCGAGGGCTTCGGACAGTTCAGGCGGTGCGGTTACAGGGTTTCCATCGGAATCGACTCCTCCGCCGACGTGGCGGAAGAGGTCGATTCCAGCGCCAAAGGGGTGCTGACACCTGCGGCGGCGAGATACCACTGTTTGGCGATCTCGGCCAGCACCGGCGCCTCCTGCTCGTACAGGCTCTCCGCCGAGATCGGGAGGGTCTGTCCGTCCTCACCTTCGAGGTTCCAGCGCTTGACGTGCTCGGCCAGCAGGGCGCCAAGGCGCTCCTCGTCCTGGCCGACGCGCAGCGCCTTGATCTCGTTGAGGGTGGCGACGCTGGTGGAGCGCATGTCGATCTCCAGCCCCGCTAGGTCGGTGCTTTCGTCCCACCGGAGCTTGTACGTTCGGTTCAGCCTGAAGCCCATTCTCGCTCTCCCTGTTTGATGATGCGGTTAAGACCAGGTGGGGACGGTCCCATCGGCCAGCACGCCGGGCGCCGTCCATGTCAGCTCGCCACTCTGCGCGCGGGTGAGTGCATAGTCGGTGTAGAGCAACTCTCCGGCGAGGGTCTGGCCGGACACGGTGAGCGTGGTGGTCCGGGCGACGCTCGTGCTCGGCACCGTCTTGAACACCGCGTGGCACTGGCCGGTGGCGTCGTTGAACACCCCGTTGAGCGTGATGGTGAAATCGGCCAGCAGGTGCAGACGCTCAAAGGCCGATTTGTCGACGCCGGTCACGTCCTGAACGCCGCGCGGGGTGGCGAACTGAAAGTTCGTGACATCGTTCCTGATGTCGCGAGCCGTCCCGCCGCTGTCATCGACGGAGAGGGTGCTCCAGCCGAGTCCGGTTTCCTTCGCCATGAGTTACTCCTCTATCCCCGTCGCCGAGCGTCGGCGATCGTCTGCTGGTGAGTGGCGAAATCGTCCACCCAATCGGCGCTGCGGCGCGAGATCGGCGCGCTCAGTCCGTCACGCACCCGGTAGAACGGCTCGCGTTGCAGCGACTTACGGTGCTGCGATCGCCGAAAACACGGCTGACCAGCCTCGAAGACGAACGTGTTCGTCCCGTCCTCGTTGCACACCGGGCCGGCGAACCGGTACTTCCCGCGGAGCGCGAGCACCTGAGCGTGCTCCGGCGTTCCCGGCAGGACGGTGGTTTTCCACCCGTTCGCCCACGCTGCGCACTCCACTTCCTCGCACGTCGCCGGCCGGAAGTGCGTCGGGATCGGCGCGATGATCTGATAGGTGCGCGTCGCGTCAGGAGTCAGCTTCGGCACGATCATCGCGCTGCACCTCCCGGATCACCTGGATGTCCCCGTCGAGCGCCTTGATCACGCCGACTCCGCTCTCGTCGGCGTAGCCCTGTACGTGCACCGTGACCGGCTTGCCGTATTCGATCTCGATGATGAGCTTGCGCACTATGTTCGGATCGATGCCGAGAGCGCGCACCGCGTCGAGTAGTGCTGAGTGGTGACCTGCCATCTTCGCCATTTCGCCCCTCCTAGAAACTGACTGTCGTCTCGTTGCGTACGGCGTTCACGACGAACGAGGCGCTGGTGAACGTGCCCGTCGTCACCACCCGCAGATACCGGCGCACCGTGGCGTTGTTCGCGGTCGCGATCCGCTCGAACGTGGCGCCCGTGGCGCTGGTGAACGCTCCGCCCGTCAAGTCGGCGAACGTCACGTTGTCCGCCGAATCCTGGACCTTCACCACCACGGACGTGCCGGTGAAGGCGGTGAGGTGGAGGTAGAACTGTGCGCCGAACGCGCTCGACGCCGCCCCGTCAAGGCTCGCGCCGTTCGTCGCCGTGGTGTCGGTGCGCAGACCGGCGGTAAGCTGCTGACCCCACTCGATCCCGTAGCCGTCGGACTGCAACGACACCCCGAAGCTGAAGCTGCCATCCTGGCCGCGCGCGCCGTCGTAGTTGACCTGGACCGCGCGGCAGGAAGCCGCCGGCGCGCCGATCGCAGCACCCCGCCCGTACGTCCCGATCACGTCGGTGCGCGGGAGGGCGCGTAGGGTGAGGTGCGCTCTGGCCGGGTTGAACCACGACGTGAACTCGATCGCTCCGGTCCGCAGCCCGCCGTCACGATCGTAGCCACCTTGCGTGATGTCGGTCAGATCGAGCGGGTTCGGCCCCCCGCCGATCCGCTGCAAGCTGCCGATGTCGCCGGACAGATCGACACCGTTCAACCAGAACCGGTCACCGAGGCCGGTTTGCTTCGCCATGTGTCAGCCTCTCGTCACGGACTCTGGGTGAACGCGTCGTTCACGATCACGGGGATCGTGACGTCGATGGTGCGGTACGTCTGCTTGTCGATGGTGGCGTACCCGAACCGCGCGCTGAGCGCGTTGCCCTGCGCGCCGAGCACATCCACGTTGCGCACGTTCCCGCCCAACTCGAAATCGCCGGAGTACGCAGAGAATAGGACGTCGAGCGCGTCCACCAGCGTCGGATCGATGTCGTCTTCGGGTTGCGACACGAACGGCTTGTAGATCCGTCCGGCCAACTCAAGGCGCGCGGTGGTCGCGGCCAGACCGGAGCCGGTACGCGCCGGGCCGATCGTGCTCATGAACACGGCGTAGTGCAGCCCCATCCCCGGCATCGACTTAGGCTCGTGCGCGTGCACCGTATCGAACACGCCGAGCGCGCGCGCATGCGACACCAGCGCGTTGATCACGGCGTTGATCCCGAGCGCCATCACGCACCGCCCAGTTTCGGCAGGTGCGCGCGCACGACGGGTTCGGCGACGGACTCTGCGCGCGCATCGAGCGCGCGCGTCGTGATCTCGAAGCTGCGGTAGCCCTTGAAGCGCGTGACGGGGAAGTTGCGCGACCCCACGCCTTCCAGCCACCAGTGATAGATCACGCTTTCGCCGGTCACCTCGATACCACCGCGCCGATGGATCTGCTCGATCTGCGTCCAGTAGTACGGGGTGGGTTTGCGGATCACCTGGATCAGCCGGCCGAGCACCATGTTCTGACCCTGATCCGCGAGCGCCTGCTCGACGTCGCGCACCATGTCACGCACGACGTTGGCAGCAACGCCGTTGAACAAGGGTCCGGACAGTTCCACGCTCTGATCGTATCTCAGATGGACCTGAGCCGGATCCGGCCGTACGCGCTGATCACGCGCTCTTCTAACGCACGGATGCCGATCGCGCCGACATCCCCACCCGCGCGCTTCGCGCTCAGCCCCCCGCGATCCATGATGTGCGCGAGCGAGCGCGCGTAGCCGACATCCTCCTGCGCGCGCCGGTCGATGGCGTAGGCGATCGCCAGCTGCTCGGCCAGTGGGGGAGGCTGGTAGATCGCGAGCGCGCTCGCGCTCGCATGCGCGCTCGCGCTCGTTCCGAGCTGCGCGCGCTCGACGGTGCACGCGCGCTCCCACAGCACCGGCGCGCCGAGCGTGTGGCCCGCGAGCGTCGAGCCGTCAGCTGCGCGCGTCACCGTCAGCACGTTCCCGACGATCGCCCGGACGATCATGCGCTCGCTGTCGATCGCGATCGTCTCCCCGGCCAGGAACGCGCTACCGGTGGCGACGGTGACGGACTGATCGGCCATGCTGGCGGTGAGCGCGCTCGCTGTCTGGCCGGAGTCGGCGAACGCGCGCGCGCTCACGATGACGCGCTCACTCCCGGCCAGCACGATCGAGCCGATCCCGACAGGCGCATTGATGATCCACTCGTCGGCGCTCGCGCTCACGCTCGCGCCGAGCGTCCACGACGCGCGCGCGCGATCCTCCCCGAGCGTGCCCCACACCCCGGCGATGGACAGCGAGCGCTGTCCCGTCCCGTCGCCGATCTCCAGTGCGAGCGCGCTCGCCGTGTCGATCTCCAGCGCGTGGTACGGCGGGCCGGACGCCGGCCACCCGAGCGCGCTCGCGAGCACGTCCACTCCGCCGGAGGTGATCGCGCTGAACGAGTGGAGGCGGAATTCGTCGAGCCACGCGCGGTACGCCGACCTGCTGTCGTGGGTCGGCCAATCGAACGCGATCGTCCCGGACCACGGGGCGAACGCTGGGCGGCGTTCGTCGCCGAGCGAGACGAGCGCGTCCACGTCCCTGCTGGCCGACTGGAGCGCGTCGAGAATCTGTTCGGCTTGGTAGGCGGTCGCGCTCACGTCGGTGGCGCGCGCCACTTTCTCAACGGTGGAGTAGACGGCGCGCATCAGGATCCCCTCACGATGTGTCCACCGAAACCGCAGTGCAGCCCGCGCTCGGTGCGGTCCAGTGGCCACCCGTGGAACGGGCAGTCGAGCGGGTGCTCGATCCGGTGCTGATTGATCTGATGATCGGCGCGCGCGGACTGGAGCACGGTCAACAGTCCATCCCATGATCCGCCCACTTCGGGCGCCGGTCCGGGCGGTGCGTCGATGATCGGTTCGCCGAGCGCGACCGGTGCGCTGATCCCGGCGGGGAAGATGGTCGGCCGGATGGTGGGCGAACCGAGCGTGACCGGTGCGCTGATCCCCGCAGGAGTCGCGCTCACGCTGAACGCCGCCGACGGCGCGCCCAGCGTGACGGGTGCCTCCACGCCACCCGGTGCGGCACTGGCCGTGAACGCCAGCGTCGGTGCGCCGAGCGCGATCGGCACCTCGATGCCGTTCGGAACGAGAGGCGCGGCACCCGCGGTGAACTCGACGTCAACGAAGTAGCTCGTGCCGTTGCCCGCGCCGGACGGGTAGCCGGCGGCGGCATTGATCAGGAACGTGCCCTGTCGCAGGCTGCCCAGCAGGACCGGATCGTCGCCGTTCGCGTCGGCGGTGATATCGCCGTTGACCACGTCGGACGTGAAAAAGGACGTAGTGGCGACGTAGCGGCCAGCACCGGAGAACAGGCACGTGCGGTAGAGCGTGTTCGTCGCCACCGATACCGGGGTGTCGAACGTGATCGTGTTCCACGTCCCCGCCGTCGGGGCGCTCCCCAGTGTCTTGCTGGCCAGCAGCGTCCCGGCAGGGCTGACGTCGTCCGCCGCGTCCACTCGGTAGAGCAGACCGGTGTACGTCCCGCTCACCGTCGCCGTGGCGTAGAACCTGACCCCCGTGACCGTGCCCTCTTGCGCGAACCGGACCGTCGTAGCCGTGGTGATACCCGGCGCGCCGTCGGACGCGTCGGTGACGGTGGGGGTCTGGGAGGTGAACAGGTTCGCCATGGGCGCGCGGCCTACCCGATCAGCTCAACCGGAAGATCTTATCCGTGCCACTCGACCACGTGACCGCGGTGGTGCCGGTGCCCGGCTGAACCGGCAGGCCGGTCCCGGTGTCGAAGTAGGCGATGACGCGCTGCGAGCCTGCGGCGACGTCGCTGCCACCGGTGACGGCGCTCGACTGGAACAGCAGCAACCCGTGGTTGCTGGCCGAGGCGGTGGTGTCGATCGTGGTGTCGTCGGCATCGAACACGCCGCTGGTGATCGTCTTGTTCGCGAGCGCGGTACTCGTGCCGTTCAGCGTGCCGCCGGCGCCGGTCACGTCAGCCACCGTCGAGTGCGAGGTGGAGAACGTGTAGCCGCGCACCAGCGCGCACTTGATCACGGCGGTATCGAGATCGATCGCGCCGCCGAGCAATCCCTCGCGCGCGGTGTTGTACAGGGCGTTCGCCATGGCTGCCATGGTACGCGAAAACGCCGCACCCTGATCAGGGTGCGGCGTTCCGGGTTGCGCGGGATCAGGCGGCGGCGATGGATGCGCCGTCGTCGAGCGGAAGGTACGTGACGTCCCACTTGATCGAGCCGGTGTTGCTGGCCGAGGTCAGGATGTCCAGGGTGCCGGGGTTCAGGACGAAACCAGTGCCGAGCGGAGTGCCCGCGCCGCCGGCGTTCTGGACCTGAAGCGCCGAGCCGAACGTCACCGGGAGGGTGAACGTCGATCCGATCTCCTTGCTGGCCGAGGCGACGACGGACGCGAGCACGACGTCGGTCCCGGTGGTCGGGTTGCCGATGACGGAGAGGTTCGTCGCGGTCGCGCCGGTCGCGGTGGTGACGGTACCCACCAGCGAGGTGACGATCACGCGGCCAGTGGACACGGTGAAGATCGCGGCCTGCGCGGTCTGCGGCAGGGTGGCTGTGGCGCGCGAGACCTTGAGGCCGAGTGCGGCCTTGAGGAATGCCGCGCCGTCGTTGAGGACGCTCACGCGGTCACGCTCCGCAGGTTCGCGGGGGTGCGCTGGTAGGCGAGATCGTGGAGCACCGCGAACGCGATGCCCGATCCGTCGACCGTGCACTTGACGTACTCGTACCGCACTCCGTTGACGACGGGACACATCGGAGCGAGCACCTCGATCGCGATCAGGTCCTCGGTGCCGTCGGCGGCGTTGACGGTGGCGCTGAGCGACTGCGTGGTCTTGTGCCACACTCCCGAGCTGACATCGAACGACTTGCCGTAGAAGTGATCGATCACGGCGGGCTGCGAGGTGGCCGTGCCCGCGGCGTCGGTGGCGAACGTCAGAACGGCCTGCGTCGCGCCGTCCACTTCGTGGACGAAGAACGTCACCCCCGCGGCATCCGCGAGGCTGATGTAGACGTCGTCGGCGGGGTAGTGGGCATTGATCAGGCGCCCGAGTGCTTCACTGAGCATGATGGTTCCTTCGCTGCCGGGGTTTCAATGCCGGCTAGACGAGCCCTGTACCGGGGGGTTGATTGCCCGGCCAGGGTGGACGCTCCCATCGTACAGGTTTGCCTGGAACCGCTGGTTTGACCGGATCAGGCAAACCAGCGGTTCCCGGCAAGCCTGTACGAGCGACAGCTATCTAGCGCGCAGAAATCTGACGTGCTAGAATCGTGTAGACAGTGAAGAACGAGAGGGGCGAATATGGGCAAAGGGTTGGACTTCCTGCGGATCATCGTGATCGGGTTTGCGCTCGGCTCCGGCGCGAACCTGGTGGCAGCGAATCCGCCGAGCGCGATGGAGGACTGGGCGCTCTGGACTCTCGGCCATGCCGTGATCGTCCTGGCGGTCGTGATGCTCGTCAAGCTGGCACGAGGGGGGCGCAAGTGAGCAGGCGCAATCACGACAAGCGGGGCGGCGGGGAATTCCCTGACGATCCCTACCTGAACAAGGTCGCGAGGCGCGAGGCGAAAGAGATCGACGCCAAGACGACGCGCGACCACCAGGGCCGGGACGTCTACCCGCGCGGCAAGGTGAACCCGTCGCACCGCACGGACAGTCGGGACCAACAGGGACGGAGAGGCTGATCATGGCAATGATCGATATGGATGAGGAGGATCTGCGTCGCCTGTACGATCTGGCGACGGACTCTCCGCTCATGTGCTCCGGCAGCTTCGAGACCGATGATGTGCGCGTGCTCCGGCGCCTCGGCCGGAAGATCGGCGCTGACTTGAGCGCAGCGACGCCGGACGAATTCGCGCGCGACTACCCGCACGAATTCAAGCCGACACACTACCAGTCCGAACGGCGATGGATCGGCACCGATCGGACATTCGGTCGATCAGTATGGGAGACCGAAGCCGAAGCGCTCGCGCGCCTCGGCGGGTCGTATCCGGACGAGTGCATCGCAGGCACGCACGAGCGGCGATGCATGCGTCCGGCCGATCACCCGATCCACCAGCCGGACGCGCCGGAACCGACATCCGACCCGGACGACATGATCGACGAATAGGACGAGACAGCAAAACACCCCCCGTTGGCGCGGGGGGTGTTTTCGCGTTGGTGCTCTACCGCGTCGAGCCTATCAGGCGCGCGCGGCCAGGGTCACGAACGGAGAGAGGGTCGGGCCGCCGTTCTGCGGGGTGATCGGCGACGCGAGCCACGGCCGGCCGTCGTTGCGCTGGATCACCCGGATCGCGGTCTGATCCCGAGTGAACCGGACGTGCTCCGAGGTGTCCATCGACATCGCGTCCCGCTGGCCGACGAGGTAGAACGAGAAGTCGATCAGCGACAGGTCACCCTGCTGGCCGAGGTAGCCCGGCGTCTTCTCCGTCCGGATCACCGGCAAGCCCAGCAGCGTCAGGACCGGGCGCTGGCGGCCGTCCATCAGCCACACCGCCGAACCGCCCGTGCCGACGGACAGCGCCATGGTCGCGAGCTCGGAGAACGTGTCCGGCGACGCGAGCCACACGGCGTTGTCGATGCTGTTCGGGAGCAGTCGGGAGTACATCGCGATGACGTTCTCCCACACGATCGTCGCGGCACCCTGGCCGGTGGCCTTCGCCTGAACGATCAGGCCCTGGTTCTGGTTGCTCAGCACGCCCTGCGGTTCGCCGGCGCCGGTGCCCTTCATGTAGTCCGTGTCCTCGAACCACGCCATGGCCTGCGGCATGCGCTGGTTCATGAACGCGCCGAGCGCCCCGCCTGCGTCACGGATGATCTCGTTGTTCACGTAGGCGAGCGCCGTCTGCTTGGTTGGTTCCAGCTTGACCCGGCCGAACTTCGCCTGCGACTCGACGAACTCCTCGCCCTCCGCCTTGCGGTAGACGACGATCCCGCCGAACACGCTGGACTGGTTGCTGGTGGCGTCGACGGTCGGGAACGTCAGCGACGCTGACGACATCGGGATGACCGTCGCGCGAGGCTTGACGATCGACGTCTCCAGCTCCAGCGCCAGCAGCTGCTGACGGAACTCTTCCGGCACGAGGAAGCCACCCGAGTCCGGGACCCTGACCGAGTACTCGTTCAGCAGGCCGAGCTTCGCGTCGAGGTCGGCGTTCAGGCCGGCGGGGCGCGCGTGCCAGATGGTGTTCACGAACTCGCCGACGTTGCGGAACTTCCCGTTGAGCGCGGCACCGGGAGCCGTCTCCGGATCCCCGACGGGCTTCGCCTTGGCTCCGGCCAGCAGGGCGGCGTTGACGGCCGGAGCCTTGCCGACGTCGCGGCCCTGCTCGTTGAAGAAGTCGACGAGCGCGGACTGCGTGTACTGCTCGACCTGCTTCGCCATGTCGGCGCGCTCGGCAGTCTGCGCGTCGACGTAGGCGCTCAGGTTCTCTTTGAACGTTCCGTCCGCCATGGCCGCGCCGAGCTTGGCCGGTTCGTCGATGGTCTCCAGATAGCTCGTCCACTCGGCGGTGGTCTTCGGGAGTGCGCGACTGGTCACGCTAGAACCTCTTTCATCAGGTTGGCGAACGCCGCGCGATCCCATTGGGCGGCGGTGACTTCAGGCGGTGCGGGGGTGATGCTGCTCTCGACGCGCGCGGCGACAGCCTCGGGGAGGACGGCGGTCCATCCGGCCAGGAACCGCGCCGTGCGCGCGTCCATCGGCGCATGCGGATCCTCGTCCGGATCGTCGTCCTCTTCGTCGCCGCCGACGATCTCGTCCACCAAGCCGGCGTCGAGCGCTTCGGTGCCGGTGTACCAGACTCCGTCCTCGCCGTTCTCGGTCATGCGGCTACGCCAGTACTCCGGATCCTCTCCGGCGCGCTCGGCGTACATGTCGGCGATGTTGTCGCTGACTTTCGCCAGCAGATCGATCGCGCGCTGATGAGTGCTGGCCGATCCGAACGTCATGGTCATGGCGTCATGGATCATGATCATGGCATTGCGGGAGGCGCGCACCCGATCCCCGGCAAGCATGATGAACGAGGCGGCGGACGCGGCCAGCCCATCGACGTAGACAGTCACGACGCCGGGATGCCGGGCGAGTAGCGAGTGGATCGCCACCCCATCGAACACGTCACCGCCACCGGAGTTGATCCGCACGTCGATCGGGCCGGGGCCGAGCTCGCGCAGTGCGGCGGCGACGTCGGCCGCGCCGATCCCGTCAGCGAGCCACCCCCCGCCACCGATCCGCCCGTAGATCATCAGCTCGCCCGGCGCCTCAGCTTCCGGCCGCGCGCGCATCGACAGTCCGACAACCTCGCCGAGCGGGCGCTCTCCGCCGGGCCGCGCCATGGCGAAGTCGACAGCAGGGGTGAGCGCGTCGAGGATCGCGCGCCGCCGCTTGTTCATGAGCCACCCCTACGTTTCGTCACGGTGCACCTGCACCGATTTCCGTACTCCGCACCGACGCACTTGATGTAGCCGCGTCCACCAGGATAATCCGCGTACGCCGAGGCCCGGTTGCGATACAGCCTACCGTCATTGCTCTTGCACGGTTTGCACACGTTGCCGTCGCTCTTCGCCGCAACTTTCCAGCGCATCGCGTTCTCGATCGCGGCCAGGGCGCGCGCGAACCCGGAGGCGAACATCGCTACTCCACGCACCACGTGAAGTAACGGCGCCGATCGCGCTCGCTGCGGTCGCGACAGTCCTGCTCAGTGTCGAGACGCAGCGCCGACAGCTGCATGCGCTCCGGCAGGTCCGGATCGACGATGATCGTCATCCACGTCCCGCCGAGCGCTTCGTCATCCTGGTCCACGGACCGGATGATCCCGGCGTGATCCCACGTCCCACCGTCTTTGATCACCCGGACCGGCAGGCCCGGAACGGGTGCGACGTAGGCGGGGCGCGCGGTCTTCTTACTCGCCATCGGGCGGAACCTCCTGAGGCTGCGTACCCTGCTGGCCGGGCATCGGTGGCGGGGCGATCGGTTCGGGTTTGGTGACGGTCATCGGCGGGAGGCCGCACACTTCGGCAGCCTGCGCCGGATCAACGCCCTCGCGCACGAGCACGGCGAACGCCTCGGTCTGAAACTTCAGGTCAGCACGATCGGATTCGGCATCGGCCGGCACCGGGTTGCGGTAGTGGAATTCGTAGCCCTGCCACGCCTTGCCGAACATCGGCAGGAACTGCGTGTTGAGCAGGGCTTTCCAGTCTTCGAGGCGCGGGATGGTCAGCGTCTCCGCCATGAACGCCTTGAGCGCGGTGGCGGAGGCGCGGTTCACGTCGTCAACATCGCCGAGCCCGAATTTCGGGAAGCCGTACGCGTCGAAGATCGCATCGCGCGTGAGTTGCTTCGACTCCACGAATTGCATGTCGCGCTGGCTGTAAGACAGCGGCGTGAACTCGCCCTCCTCGAGGACGGCCACGCGCCCGGCGTTCGCGATCCCCTGATGATTGGCGCGCCATCGCTCCATCAGCGAATCGAATTCGGTGTCGCCGAGACGCCGCCCGACCGTGATGATCCCGCCGGGCTGGGCGGCGTTGCGGTAGTTCGCTGCCTGCCAAGCGGCCTGAGCGTCGCTCTGCGCGAGATCACGAGATAGTGCGCCGAGCGGACCCATCCCCCGCGTCCAGTCCATCGAGTCCGGCGAGAACGACGTGATCACGTCGCCGGTCTCCAGCGGAACCTCTTCCCCGTCCGGCCCGCGATACAGGTACCCGGCGATCATCTTCTTGTCGCTCGGGACCGGGAACATCCGATCAGGGCGCACCGGCCAGAGCTGCACGGGGATGCCGGCGAACCTGGTGACGACGAACCACAGTTCCCCGCACAGGTCTTTATGCTGCTGGAGCCCGGCCACCATGAACGGCCGGGTCATGTACGGGACGGCTCCGCCGGTCGGGTTGTTCCAGACTTTCAGCGGGGCGGCGTTCGCGGCCTGCTGACCGGTGAGGGGTTCGGGATCGGCGTCGGGATCGTCGCTCTTGCGGCACAGGTCCCACTCGACGAGCGACACCATGCGCCCGAGCTTCGTCACCACCCCGTGAAGCGTGGCCGTGGTGTCGTTGAGCGCAGCGAGATCGGAGCGCCGATCGCGCCGGAACCATTCCCCGGAGCCCATGCCCGCGGCTAGCCGGTTGCCACTGGCCCAGCGGGGGGCAAGCGGGACGGGCGAATCCGCCACGATCCCGCCGAACAGTGACCTGATGCTCATGCCGCGAGGATACCGCAGAAACGCCCCGACCTGATCAGGTCGGGGCGTTTCGCGGTGCGCTCGATCAGCGCTCGGATTTGGCGATGACCAGTCCGAGGTCGATTTCGCGCCGTTCATCTTCGGTGAGCTCCGGCGGGGCGACGTTCTTGTTGCGCTCGATCCACTTGTCCAGCAGGACGCGCCCGGACACCCCGAACTGCTCACGGTGCCACGCGCGGTGCGCTTCAGCGAACTCGTACGGGGTGGTGTTCTCGATGCGCTTCGCCCCCTCGCAGTACGGCGGGACCTTGTCGTACGTCGATCCCGGTTTGGCGATCACGAACCACAGCGCCTTCCCGCCCTCGTGGCGCGGCGAGTAGCAGCGCACGACGCCGGACACTGCGGCGCCGTCGGGAGCCACCCCGAAGCGCTGCACCTGGCCGACACTCACGCGCTCCTCCCCGTCGAGCGGGACGAACGACTCACGCGCGTACTTGACGCGCTTCGGCTCGCTCTTGCGTAGCGGACCGGACGCGCGCGCAACGTCGTCCAGGAAGGTGACGACGCGTTCCGGGAAGTCGGTCGGTTCGCTCGGCTTGCCGGCCTGCACCCATGCGTCCGCCTCCTGGCCGCCCAGCGAGAGTGTGGCCTGGAATGCTCCGGCCCGAATCGCCCAGTCTCCGCGCTCGCTGTGCGTGACGTTCGCACGGAAGGTCTTGCGCCCGGCTCGCTTCGCGTACTCCACTGTTCGCCCCTCTCGATCGCGTACCACCAATCTAGCACGCAAGAATCAGGGGCGCAAGAAAACGCCCCGGCCTGATCAGGTCGGGGCGTTCGAGTGGTGCGAGGTGTCAGGGGAGGTCGATCCACACGCCGAGAAAGTCAGAGTAGATCTCGCGCTCGCTGGCTTCCGCCGCCTTGACGACGAGGGCGATAGCGTCCTTGACGCCATCCTGGGTCATGTCGAACTGCTCTCCGATCGCGCTCTCGATAGCGGAGATGCCGCTCGGCCTGATGATCTCGCCGTCCATGTTTCGCCCCTCACTTCGCTGATCCCTACTGACACACCAAATCTAGCACGCAGAAATCCGAGACGCAAGAATCAGTGGCGGCGGAGTTCCAGGAAGAACAGGGAGAGGCCGAGCGCGATCAGGCCGGCAGTCACCCCGTGGCGCCACGCCGCGTACGTGAACGCGGCCAGACCCCCGGCCACCAGCCCGTGGCGCTGCATGAGTGTGGCCAGCAACGCGAGCACGAACAGGGCGGTGCGCGCGCTCGCGTTGCCGACTGACCGGAGCGCCCGCTTTGCTCGCAACCCTGCGAGAGCGATTGCCCGAGGTCTGGCCGCGAGCGAAGCGTCACGCTCGGCCAGCAGGGGGGCGAGTGTGACTCGGGGGCGCGGGGGAGCGCTCGCTCCGATCGTGACCATGCCGTCCACCATACAGTGAAGCGCGCCCCCGCGATGGGAGCGCGCTTCGTGTCGCTGGGTTTCACCAGCCGGGGAAGCCGGCCTCTCGCTGGCTAGCTGCGTGCCGGTCCATCGCGCTCTCGACTCGATCCGCGAAGCCCAGCGTCTCGGCCTGCGCCATCAGCTCCCGGTACGATCCGTTCTCGATGGCCGCGCCCATCAGTAGCGTGATCAGAGCGTCTTCGGTGGCTTGCGGCAACTCTTCGTTCGGCATGCAACTAATCTAGCACGCACGAATCAGGGGCGCAAGAATCTGCGCCCCTGATTTTTCGCCGGCTCACTCCGGCGCGTGCAACTCGGGATTGTGATAGCGCGCCGTGCGCGCCCACCCGGTGCGCACGATCCTGCCCGTGTCGACGAGCGTGCCGAGCGTCTGCCGGAACTGTTCGCGCGACCACCACGTTCCGCGCGCGCGAATCTCAGCCTGGATCTGACAGCCCGGCAGCGAGCGCGCGCCGAGCACGTCGAGAAAGATGCGCTCGCGATCGGCGTAGATCGCGCTCCAGCGCGCGTTCAGTTCCGCGCGCTTCACCAGAGATCCCGATCGTAGCTCTCGCTCTTCTTGAAGATCTCGGTGATGCGCGCGCGCGCCTTCCCGCGCCCGGCGCGCGCGTCCTCTTTGGCGCGAGCGCGCGCGAGCCGATCCTCGTACGTACTCTCGGCGGCCCACGACGAGCCCTCGCTGTCGGGGGTCCAGTCCTCCCGCGGCTCGGCCATCACGCACCGGCCAGCGGGATCAGGTTGGTCAGCTGAACGCCGCCGACGCCAAACTTGATGCGCGCCTCCGCGTAGAGCTTGTCCAGTCCGGCGAAACTGAGTCCGTCATCGTCGACCGTGATGGGCAGGCTGCCCCATCCCACGGTGTTGTTCGGGCTGATCGCGCTGAAAATCGCGAGGTGCGTCGGACCGGCCGGCTTCTCCGGGGCGAGATGCTGGATCAGCGCATCCCGCAGGTGTTCCAGGTCGGCGCGAGTTTCGCGCGCGGAGATGAACTGCATCTCTTCGCCGTAGATCGGGATGTTCTCGTCGCCGTCTTCCGGGCCGATCGTCCACGGGCCGACGACGGTAGTGCGTTCGCTATTCGTCATGCTCTGATTCTACGGTGCTGGATTCATGAACACAAGAGGCGCACCCCGGAGGATGCGCCTCGATCGTGCCCTGCTGGCCGGCGAATCAGGGGAGCGCCTGCCGTGGAGTCATGTCGCACCCCTGACCGCACGTGCATGGCTTGCACGAGCGCCACGAACCATGATCCACAACCCCTCCCCCACAGTTCTCCGGCTCTGCCCCTCTCGCGTCCGTGAGCTGCAAAAACTCCTCTTCTCCCTCGATCCAGTCGTCGTCGGGGGAGGGGTTGTCGATCTTGCGATACGGCCCGTACCGCTCCATGATCATGTAGAACGCGGTGGCCAGGATCGCGAAGATCAGCAACGCGACCGGGCCACCCCATCCGCGATCGAACTCTTCAGCGGCCAGCACCATCACACACTCCCGAACAGCATGATCGGGATCGGGGCGACGAAGAATGTCAGCGCCACCACAGCTCCCTCGGTCAGTTCCCCTACCAGCCCGCGACCCAAATCGGCCAGCACGCCCAGCAGGAACGCGATCAGCCACAGTTTCCAATTGATCCGGCCTGCGCTCGACTTGGGAAAGTTGAGCGTCGCCCACCGGCCCACCTTGGCCGATGCCCTGTTCGGTAGGAGGCAGCCCACGGCGTAGATCGCGAGCACTCCGACGCCTGCGCCGATCGCGATGTTGATCGACGTGCCTGCGATGTACGCGCCGTCCGTCTGATCTAGCAGCCACCCGATCCCATCGCCGAGCTTACCGACGGTCCACTTGTCGGCCGGCGAACCGTCGAATCCATCCCGGAATCCCGCGATCGCCAGCAGGAACGCGAGCCGATCGCGCAGCGAGTCCTTCCCGATCGACATGTAGTCGATCACGAACGCGAGCATGAGCACGATGAACACGCTCGTTGGTGTCATGGCGCGATCCATCACCACACCGCCCACGAGTTGAAGGCGAGCGCGAGCGTGATCCCGAGCGCGCTCGCGATCCCGAGCGTGAGCGTCAAGCGCGCGCGCGCGATCTGCGAGTGTCGCCCGTCCAGCTCGTGCGCGCACATTCCGATGAGCGCGCCGCCGGCGAACGCGAGCAACACCGCCCCCGCCGCGCTCATGCGAGCGCGTCCAGGACGTACTCGCCCTCCGGGTGCGTGTAGACGCTCACGCGCGCGCGCTCGGTTGCGCGCGCGTCGAGTCCGCGGCGGCGCGCGAACGTCAGGCGCGCGCGCTGAAGCTCGGACTCGGCGATCGCGAGCGCGCGCGCGCCGTCCAGGTCGAGCGCGATCAGGTAGATGCGATCGGTCTCCACTTCGTAGTTGTCGTCTTCGTAGAACCTGAGCCGGTATTGCTTCAGCATGATTCGCCCCTCACTGATTGATCGTTGCCAGATTGTAGCACGAATCAGGGGCGCACCCCGGAGAGTGCGCCCCTGATGATCAGCCGGCTAGATCAGGTTCCGCTTGATCTTCCCCCACGTAGAGGTGTCCTGCTTCTTCATGGGGATGTGTTTCTCCTGCGACTTCCGCTGATCCCTGGTCAGCTTGCCCGTCCCGTACGCGCCCTCGTAGGCAGCCTCACCCTGCTTGGCGTGCTGGCCGCCGATCGCTTCAAGGCGCTTCCGCACCCCCTGCTCCGCCTCGCGCTCGCGCCGGTAGTTGCCCCTGATGCCCATCAGTCGCGCCTCGCTTCCTGGCGGTTCACCCCGCGGAGGTCGGGATCGCGGGCGACCCTCTCGTCCCTCCGCGCCTCCGCCTCTGCCGACTTTGCCTTGCCCTTGTCGTCTGCCATGCATCTAATCTAGCGCGCACGATTCATGATCGCAACAATCAGGGGTTGAAGAATCGGACGCGCATACGCGGAGCGAGATCCTGATCCGCCACCACGTAGCGCAGCGAGTCCACCCCATGGTCATCCAACTTCAGCGGGCGATCCTTGTCGATCTTCCCGTCCGCCGCCGGCTCCCACACGTAACCCTCGATCTCGTCCGCCGTGCGCACCGGGCGGCCACGCTCCCGCAGCGACTCGTCCAGTGACACCAGCGCGTCACGGCAGATGAACAGGCGAGGCAACCCGTCAGGCTGCACCCGCAGGCGCGCCTGAACCGCCTGGATCCCCTCGCTCACATTCTTGTTGGCCGCGCGCGTGCCGATGCCCATGTGGCGTTCGAACGTCGCCCGATCCTCCGCGTCGTGATCGACGACGACGGCCAGAGGCCGCGGGTATTTCCAGCGCCCGTCCGGGGTGCACACCACGGCCTTGATCGCGGCGACGTGATCCTCCACCAGTGTCTGCGTCCGGTAGATCTCGCGCTCCAGATATAGCCGACCGTCCGGATCGACCGCCCACTGTTGCCACACGAACGGGTTCGTGTACCCGAAATCGATACCCCAGAGGCGCGGCCAATCAGCGGGCAACCGCTTCCGGTCGATCAGGTGGATATCCGGGCGCCAATCCTCGTAGATCATCCCCTCCGCCGCCGCCCACCGGCCCCATCGCAAGCGCTCCTTCCGCACCCCCGTCAGATTGTCGAGGCGCGCGATATAGGACGCTCCGTACGGCGTGACCTGCCCCCCCTCACCGAACAGCCGCGGGTTGTCCTCGTGACGCGAGAACAGCATCTGCGTGCGCCCGTCATCGCACCGCTTCTTCAGCCAGTGCGATGGCTGCTGCGGGTTGCAGTCGGCCAGCAGCTGCTGGAACGACACGCGCCCGTTACGCACACGCGTCGCGCACTTCTCCCAATCGTCGAGCGTGAGGTCGGTCGCCTCCTGGATGAAGATCACATCGTACTCAGCACTCATGATCTTGTCGGGATTGTCCATCCCCCCGACGACGATCACGCTCCCGTTCGCATAGATGTACTGGGCCGGCTTCTCGCCCGATCCGCCGTACCAGCGCAGCAACCCTTGCGCGATCGCGTCCGCGGCAACCTGCTCCCGGAACGTCACCAGCCCCGTGCTCGTCAGCGACTTGTGCGTCTTGCGCACCATGAGCGCACGCATCCCGCGCGTCTCGTGCTCGTGCTCGCGCTCGCAGTCCTCCGGGCACGCCCCGTTCGCCAGGCACATCAGGTGAATCTTGTAGAGCGCCCCGAACGACTTCCCCGTACCTGCCGCCCCGACGGTCAGCACTTCCGGCGCGCGCGAGTGCATCACCTCGCGCGCCGCCCCGCGCAGCTCCAGCCGCTTCGTGACGACGTCCGTCACGATCCGCCCCCGGCCAGTGAGCGCGCGCGCTTGTCGGCACGCCACCTCGCTTGACTCGCTTCCCGGCGCGCGCGCCGCTGCTCCGGGGTGACGCTACGGCGCGTCACTCGCCAGTGATCGCACCCTGAATCAGCCGGCACGAGCGCGCCGCACGCTCCGCACGGCCGGAACGCGAGCGTCACGTCAGCGCCTCCGGATCCACACCGACGATCTCGTACCGGACGCTGCCGCTCGTCTTCACCTCGCTCGGCGCGTCGAGGCCGAGCATCTTGTTCTTACTCAGGATCAGGCGGTGCGCCTCCTGCAACGCCTTGATGCGCAGCGAGTAGTCACGCACGATTCCCCCGGTGTCCGGATCGATCAGCACGTCCCCGTGCTGGCCCGCCGTCACCGGCGCCCCGGCCTTACTCACGAGCTTGAAAACCTCATCGCGCAGAAATTCGAGCTGTTCGTGATTGATCTTCACCAGCTCCTCGCGCGATCGGTCCGGCAGCGATCGCCGCACCTCGGTGCAGATGCGCGAGATACTCGAAACGTCGAGCCCGTACTCCTCGGCCAGCGCTGCAAGTGATGCACCTCGCATGCGCTTTTCGTAAATGTCGAGGTTGCGCAAGGAGTGCGGCGAGACCCGATCCTCACTCGCCATTCCGAACCCCCGTCACCGCATCGCAGAAACGCGCCCCGTTCTCCCCGTACAGTGCGCCGTGTTTGCTGCTCAGCGCCCATGCCGTCTCGCGCCGTGCGTAGGTTGCCGTGCCGATCTGAAGCAGCGGATTGAGGTATTTCACCTCACGCACCTCTCCGCATTCCGGCCCGCCGACCAATTCGATTTTCACCGTGCCCCCTCTTTCTTTCCGGTTACCACTCTGCGCCACGGCTCACCGTCGGTGCGCCATTCGTTGCCGCATACCGCACAGTGTGCGACGTCACCATCGATCGACACCTCCGAGTGTTTCCCGACGTTGCACGCGGCGCGAGCTTTCGCCCTGGCTGTCTGCCCCGATACTCGCTCGCGGATCGCGCTGAACCACCGATCGTCCATCTTCCCGCCGGCCTCGACGTACTCCCCGAGATCGGTGATCGACGCGTACGGAAACCACGGGCGAGCCGTGCTCCACAGCATCACCGACACCCATCCCGATCCGTCGTGAACGGCGTACGCCGCAGCATCATCCTTCCGAAGCACGATCGCATACCGCCATTTAAGGGCCCCAGGGGCGCCGTGGGACGCATGGGGAGCGTTCCCCCTACTCCTCTGTACCCTCACGCTCCACGACGCGGCACGGGCGCTCTCAGCCTGTTTTGCGACAGCCGACGGCATGCCCGCCCCGTCCCACGGATCCCGCGACGTCACGCGGGGCGCCGGATAACCGGCCTCAGTGGCTCGCTGCGTGACGATCGGCGTGCACCCGTCCTCTCGGTGCACGATCGCGTCCCCGAGCCTCACGCGGCCACACAGGCACCTCCGCGGCCCCTCCCCGGCACCGGCCAGCACGGGCACTGCGGACTCGGCCTCCTCGATCTCGGCCAGGCCGTACGCCGGGATCCCCTCCGGCTCACTCACGCCCGCTCCATCGCGAGGATCGCCTCGAGGTCCGCGGGTACGGCCGGACGCGCCTTGATCAGCACTCCGGGGATCTCGCCCGGACGCACGAAACGCTTGTAGGACGGCCCACCGATCACCAGGCAGTCATCGCGGATCAGGCCGGACTGCGTGAGCGCGTCCCCCACGTTGCGCGTCAGCTTGTCCCAGTCACCCTGTGACGCCGGCCCCGGAGGCTGGATCGGCCAGAGGTCCCCGCGCCGCACCTCGGAGGCGAGGCGCTCGAAGCGGAAGTAGGTCTCGACGATCACCGCCCCGTCCCACCGGGTCATCGGGTACGCCACGCGCAGCGCCCGGATCATGTGCTCTTTCCAGGGCTTGGAGTACTCCCCGTCCTCGGTGAGCGACACTCGGCACCTCCCCGGCCCGACCTTGATGTGCACCGGCCGCAGCGAGCCTTTCGTGCGTGGCCTGCCGTGAACGTCGATCCGCACCTGCTCCATGGTTTCGCCCCTCGTCATGCAATTCGTCTACGCCAGATTCTAGCACGAAACAGGGGGCGCACCCCGAAGGATGCGCCCCCTGAACCGCCCGGCGTCAGAACGCCGCGGCCTCGTACTCGTGGATCAGCTTCCCGGCCAGCAGGGCGCCGATCCTCGTCAACCCGTCACGCTCACCGACGACGCCCACCTTGCGGAACTCGGTCATCACGGCGGGCGTGACGACGTGACCGGTCGGGACGTAGCCCTGGCTGTCACTCCCGGCCAGGGAGAGCGCCTTGATCGCCGTCTCGCTGAGCGCCGCCCGCATCGCCTCGATCTTGTTCATCCCGTTCGCCCCTCTCGCCCTGCCGCCTTCTTCTACGTCAGATTCTACGCTACTGGATTCTTCAACGCAACCCACATCGGCCACGTTCAGGCACATCGGCCACGCCTCCCGGTGTCTAAAGACACACCGGGGGGTGGCCGATCTCATTTGCCCCTGGTCAAGTGACTAGGTGGCCGATCGTGGCCGATCGTGGCCGATGTACCCTTGACCTGCGAAAACACTAGGTGGCCGATCGTGGCCGATCGTGGCCGATGGAGATCAACTATCGGCCATTTTTGGGGTGGCCGATCCCAAGATCATTTCTCCGAAAGTGGCCGATGTACCCCTGACCTGCGAAAACGCAAAACGGGTGCGTGGCCGATGTACCCCTGACCTGCGAAAACGCAAAGTGGCCGATCGTGGCCGATCCCCCTCGATCGGCCACGATCGAGCACCCCTATTCAGCCCCGGCAGCCACGCCGACGCCCGGAATCGAGGTGCGATCCACAGTCCACCGCGCCCCACTGGCCGCCACTACGACGTGCGCCCACGGGCCACCGTCCTCGGTGACTTTCTGCCACGCCTTGCGCCACGTGGAATTTTCAGCCTTGCCGCGTTTCTCCTCCACCAACCCGCGTACTTCGGACTGAGTGAGACCCAGCGTCTCCGCCGTGTCCACCAGCGCCTGAACGATCCAGTGCTGCATGTGCGCCCGCGAGTCCACCTCGGCCACGATCCAGCCGTCCACGGATGCGCGCGCCTTGAACGGGGTCACCCTGGCCACGTCGGCCTCCGCCACGTCCTCGTGCGTCGTCTCGGCGCCGGCGTACGCGGCCAGGAACGCCGCGCTACCGGGTTCGGCCAGCACGAGCGACGACACCCGCTCCCCGTCCTCGTCGACTCCGACGTCCACCGCCTCGAACGCCAAATCGATCGGCTCGATCTCCTCGATGTCCTTCTGCTTCTCCACCGACAGCCGCGCGGCGAGCTTCCCCTTGCCGGGAATGATCTTCAACTCAGTGGTCTGCGCGCCGTCCACCGCCGACGAGCCGCGCGCATCCCCACCGGCGCGCCCGGTGTGATGGACGACGTACACGCACGCTCCGGTGGCTTGCCTGATCGCCGAGACGGCATCGATGAACACACCCATGTCGGTGGCGTCGTTCTCCTTCAGTCCGACGGTGACGCGCGCTTGAGTGTCGACGATGACGAGCATCCCCCGGTCGCGTTCCCTGGCCGACGCGGCGAGGCGGCGGCAGGCCTCGACGAGCACCGCCCATTTCTCCGGGCTCCCCGCCTGAACCGGCCGGGGAAGGATGTGGATCCCGTCGGGCATCCGCCCGTGCCTGATGCTCCACGCCTTGATCCGCTTTCCGACGCCTCCGGCGCCTTCGGCGACGATCATCACGACGTCGGCAGGGTTGACGCGGCGCCCTTGCCACGGTTGCCCGGCGGCGACGCGCGCGGCCTGATCGAGCACGACGAAGCTCTTCTTGCTGCCGGGCGGTCCGATGATCCAGCTTTCGCTATCGAATTGCAGCAACCCGTGGATCAGGTAGCGCGGCGGTTTGCGCTCGGTCACCTGCTCCGGCGTCAGCATCTCGGCCAGCAGGGCATCAACGGCATCGGCCGGCGTGGCTTCGATCGCCGCGGTGAGCTGTTCGGCGGGGGGTGGGATCTCGTGCCAGGGTTCGCGCATCCCGAATTCCAGCCCGCGCCGCGCCTGATCGGCGACGTAGCGCTCCCCGTGCACGTCCACCATGCCGTTGTCCCTGGCCGCTTGGAGTAGCTGCTCCAGCGCCCAGTCATAGGTCCAGAACACTCCGACCCCGTGCCCGGCCAGCACCCCGAATTCCTGGGAGAGGATGTGCGAGCGTGCGTTGCCCTCCCCGGTGAGCGCGACGAAACGGCGATGCTGCTCACTGAGCAGGGCGAGTGCCGCAGCGCGGGTCTTGTATCCGCCATCCGGCCCGAAATCGCGATCGTCGAGCTCGGACGGCGAGGCGAACAGGATGGATGTCGATCCGTGCGCCGTGGGCTCGAGAGGCACCTCCCTCGAGGGGTTCGGTTTCGGGCGCTTGCCGGCCTGCTTGGCCTCCATGCGATCGAGCACGATCGTCGGCACCGGGGGGAGGTTCGTCCAGTCCGGCTCGCCGTCCACCCATTCCCACATCCCCCCGCGCGGATCGATCGAGGGCGGGGCGAACGCGAACCCGCCCTCCCCGCGCACGTCCACCCCGTCGGCGACCGCCCCGTCGTTGTCGACGGTGACGGGCCGGGAGGGGTCGGCCCGGTAGTAGTCATGGGCTCCGCCACTTCCGGAGCGCACGCGCCATGTGGGGGGCGGGGAGAGCTTTTCCCATTCGACGAGGCCCTGCTTCCCGTCGCTGATGTCCTGATCGATCATGACGAGGCCGGACTTCCCGCAGTCGATGCACAGGGCGTTGTCGCGCCGGGTGCCGTTCGGTCCCCACCAGGAGGCGATGATCGCGGGATCGGTGGTGCTGGCCTCTTTCCAGGAGGCGATCGGGTAGACCTCCTTCTTCCCGTCGCCGCGGATGCCGATGCGGGTGGGGAACACTGCCACGCCGGCGGCGGCGTATCGCAGTGCTGCGGCCAAGATGTCGTTATCGCTCACGTTTTGCTACCCTCGTCCTAGGTGTAGTGCGGAAGCGTCGTCATGGAACCCCCGGTGACCGATCACCGGGGGTTTCGCACTTTCCATCCCGCGCGCGTGAGGATCTCGGTGATGGCTGCCACCTCTTCCGGCGGGAAGCACATCCATCCGCGCGACTCCAGCAGGTCAGCCTTGCGGTTCTCGCTGGCCCGCATCCGTCCGGCGGTGGCGGCGGCGGTACGCTCGCGGGCGAAGTACGCCGAGCGAGCCTCTTCCTGACGCTCTCGGTCAATCGCACTATGCATGCCGATCACCGTATCACGGTCAACGGTCACCGACTTCCGTGATACGCTGCTGTCATGACGACGAATGGCCAGCGCCCCCCTGTCGTGATCAAGATGCACGTAGAGGGCTTCGGGGACAGCCGCGACGAAACGCTCGTGATTGATCGCTCCGAGTGGGATTCGATGACCCCTGATCGGCGAGTCAAGGTCGCGGAGGACTGCGCGAACGAATTCGCGGCCAACTACGTCTCGTGGGGGTGGCATATAGACGATCCGCTCGACTACGCCTCAACCGAAGAGACTCCGCACACCCCGTGATACCGTCGTGACCAAGCACCCCCGCTAGATCGAGGTTCGCCCCTCCCTCTCTCCGGGGGTGCTTTTCTGTGCGCCAGATTCTTGCGCGTTGAGGTTTTGGTTGCTATGGTTTCTGCATGACGACGACAGCGGTCACCGAGGTTCCGAAGTTCATCGAGCGCGACGCCCACGAGGGACGGCACTGGCGCCGCGGCGTTCCGAAAGGCTTCCGCACCGACGTCTACACCGCCGGTGAGCTGGCCGCGATCAAGCCTGAAGGGGTCATCTGGGAGGTCCAGGCGATCGACGGGCGCCCGGCCCTCTTCCGCTCCCGCTACCGGGCCGACGGCGACGGCAACCTCCACCTCTACGCCGCTGACGGGCACCGGACGATCGTCCACCCGGCGGCGCGCAGGCTCCGCATCCTCACGAAGTGAGGCAGCAACGCCGATTGTGGATCGCCTCCCGCGCTCAAGCGCGGGAGGCTTTTCTGGGCGCTGGATTCTTGCGCGTTGAGGTTTTGAATGCTATGATGGACAGCAACAGAAAGCGAGGGGCGAACGTCATGAACAAGGCTCGGAAGCTCACCTTCCCGAACGTCGGCACGATCCAGGGTTCCCGCGTGTGGCGCAACTCGGAGACCGGCGTCGAGATCGTCAAGGGCAAGAACTTCGCCGAGGTCGGCCTCTACTACGTGTGCGTTCCGGAAGTCGGCCCCGCCGTCCGGCGCGTGGTTTCCGCATTCCGCACGCTCAGCGAGGCGCGCAAGGGTGCGACCGGACTCGCCGAGGCGATGCGCGACCTGATCGGCAGGGACTACCTTGACGCGATCGACATCGAGGCGCGCGCCTCGATGAATCCGGCGTTCGCCTGATGCGACAGCAACGCCGACTGTGGATCGCCTCCCGCGCCCGGCCGGAATCGCTCCGGCTCGGGCGCGGGTGGCAGGTCCGCATGATGCTCCGCCCGTGGCGCAGCAAGGTTCCCGTCCCGTGGTCTGCGCCGGTCATCGGCCGGCGCGCGGCCAGTGAGACCGAGGTCCTGATCGCGCGCGCCTCCACGCCGGGTTGGCCGGACGACGTCCTCGAGGGCTTCGTCCTGGAATTCGCCGACGGCCGGGAGTGGACGGCGCCGACGGGCTACACGCTGGTCACGCAGCGTCTGCGCACCCCGCAGCGTGAGCGTGAATCGAGAGAGAGGGTGTTCCATTGAAGATCAAGAGGGGCGACTACGAATTCAGCGAGAGGCAGTTGGACATCCTCCCGCTGGTGGCGGAAGGGCTGATGAACGCCGAGATCGGTAAGCGCCTGTTCATCAGCACCGCGTGCGTGCGGGACCACATGACGATCCTGATGAACACGTTCGGGGCGCGCAATCGCACGCATGTCGTCGCGATCGCACTGCGTTCGGGGGTGATCGAGTGAACGATCAGAAAGAGGTGAACCTCGCGCTGCGCGTCGCGATCGAGGCGGTGAAGGCGCACACCGAGTGCGATCCCCTGACGTGCGGCGGATTCGGCCTCGATCGGTGTGCGCTCGGCAGTGCACTCGATGAACTCACCAGCTACCAACGCAGCGCCGGGTACATCGTCGCTCCGCACATCTGGGTGCTACGGACGTGGGCTGACGTGCGGCGCGGGGATGTGGTGCGGATGCCCGGCCAGGAAGCCACCGCCGCCGAGGTGATGGAGCTGACCACCCTGAGCTGGCACGTGAACGACATCCCGCCGGAGGGCATGACGCCGGAGGAGGCCGAGAGGTTCGCGCGCGACGTGCAGTACCGCCCGAACGAGCACGCCGGCGAATGGACGGCGCGCTCGGTGACGCTTCGCCCGCTGTCCGCCGACGATCCCGCCGCCCGGCATCGCATCCCGAACGTCAATCCGGCGGCGCCCGTGGAGATCCGTTTGACGCAGGCGGAGGTGGACGCGATCGAATTGCTTGGCGGATGGGCGCAACGTGTGCAATAATCTGAGACGCAAGAATCGAACGCACAGAATCGAGGGGCGATGAAGATCGAGCA